TCAAGCAGGTATCCACTACTCGCACCAAGCTAGATACTCTAGATAAGGTTAAATTTGTATTCTCCGAGGAGGGTGTCAAGTCATTTCTAGTCAAGCGGATACTAGATGTGTTCAATAGCCGGTTGGATTATTATCTCAAGAAGATGGACTCAAACTGCACTTGTACTTTCAATGAGTATTTTGAGGAGGTAATTATAGATGATAAGGGGAAGCCGTCCTCTTATTATAATTTCAGTGGTGCAGAGAGAAAGAATATCGACTTGGCATGTCTATTCACCTTCATGGATATACGCAGACTCCAGGGTGATACTACATTTAACTTTAGCTTATACGATGAGCTGTTCGACTCTAGCCTAGATGAGAAGGGTGTCGATCTTGTTACCGCTATTCTACGGGAGCGAATCGAGAAGTATGATGAGTGTGTATTTGTTATAAGCCATCGCAAAGAAAGCATTAAGTTCGCGACTGGTGATGTGATATTTTTGGAAAAGAACAATGGTGTGACCCGGCGCGTTGATTTCGTAGTGGGCGGTATTTAATATAAGATATGCTGCCGTATGCAAATCCATTTCCACAGCCATTCCCTTCGCCGTTTGCGCAACCACATCCACACACGGTACCACCTGCCGTTGCTGTCCCTCCATTACCGCCAATGCCCGAGAGCGGATTGTCTAGGGCATTGAATTATTATGCTGACTATAGTGGTTGTGGTTTTTGGCGAATGATATGGCCAGAACACGTCATAAATGCTCATCAAAAGATGACTATTCACGGTTCCACTGTAATGTCCTTTGATGAACGATACTTTCAGGGCATTAAAGCAGTAAGAATACAGAGACAAGCTACGGAACATCAATTAAACTTTGTTAGGTTCCTGCGTGAACTCGGTAATAAAATGGGATTCCGAATAATTTATGAGATCGATGATATCGTGTTCCATGAAGATATCCCTGATTATAATAAGTTTAAGACTGCCTTTATAGATCCTAAAATTCGCCAGTGTGCTCAAGACATAATGGCTATGTGTGATGAGGTTACTGTGACATGTGACTTCATGAAACAGTATTACATGGATAAGACGGGTAATAAAAATATTACGGTTATACCTAATTATCCGCCAAAGTTTTGGATGGGTAGATTTTACGACCCAGATCATGTAGATGATAACTATCGTAAATTCTGTTCAGGTAATAAGAATCATAAGCCCCGTATAATCTACCCCGGTAGTGGTGCTCACTTTGATGTAGATAACCGGGTTAAGCAAAATGATGATTTTGCGCACGTGCGAGATGTTATCGCAAAGACAAGCGACAAATATCAATGGGTGTTCCTTGGAGCATATCCCTTACCTCTTACCAACCTTGTTCGCGAAGGTAAGATTGAGTTTCATCCCTGGAAGCGGTTGTATGAGTATCCTCAAATGATTCATGACCTCAATCCTAATATAGTTGTCGCACCACTACAAAATAATACCTTCAACAAGGCTAAGAGTGACTTGAAATATATTGAAGCATCTTGCTATGGATTACCTAGTGTGTGTCAAGATATTGATACCTATAAAAACGCACCATTGAGGTTTACTACTGGCGATGAGATGATCGATCATATTGATAAGCTAGTTAAGTCGTCGGGTCATTACAGAGGTCACAGCAAAATGTGTCGGGCAGTGGCTGAGGATAGATTCCTTGAGAATGATGTGAACATTGACAAGTATGTTGAGCTTTACACGCTTCCGCATAAAGACGAGAAGCGTAAGCTGATAAACACAATTAATGTTTAGCTTGATAAGCTTGCTCGAATCATGTAATATATGATTCATGTCATACCGAGGGATAGCATATATACCTAAGCAGCAGTTGATGAGGCTGTTTACCTGGGATGAGATTGGTAATCGAACATCTGTTGACTGCACGTACGAGCCTTACATATACCTCGAGTCCACTAACAATCATGACGCTACTAGTATATTCGAGACTGGTTTGCGCAAGCGGGTGTTCAAGTATCAGGGAGATCGCTATAAGTACTTAAAAGATAACGAGACTACCCGAGTTTTCGAAAACCTTCCGCCTGCTCAACAGTTCTTAGTTGATACGTTTTGGGATAAAAACGACTTGCCTGAGTTCTCTAAGAACCCTATCAAGGTGTACTTTATAGATATTGAAACGTATAGCCCTGATTGTTTCCCTTCACCTGAAAACCCAGAGCATGTTGTAAACGTAATCACCATATATGACACTATTTCCAAACACTTCTATTCCTGGGGGTTGAAGCCTTGTCTTAAAGAGGGTGATAGCCGAACTTACGTTCACTGCAGGTCAGAGCAGCACCTTTTCGATGAATTCATGTCGTTCATCGAAAAGGATTACCCGGATATTCTCTCTGGGTGGAACTGTGAATTTTTCGATATCCCATATATTATCAATCGAATTAAAAAGTTATTTTGCGAGGAAGAAATAGGGCGGCTATCACCGGTTGGGAGGGTTTTCGCTAGAAAGGTCTTTAATAAATTCGGACGCGAACAAGACCGGTGGTATATAGATGGCGTCGCTTGCGTAGACTACATGGACATCTATCGCAAATTTTGCACAACACTGCGTGAAAGTTATAAGTTAGCCTCGATTGGTGAGATTGAACTTGGAGAGACTAAGATTGATTTTGGTGATCAAAACCTATCTAGCTTGGCTGATAACAATTGGGATTTATTTGTAGATTATAACATACAAGACGTCAACTTGCTGGTTAAACTGGAAGCAAAGTTAAGGTATCTAGAACTTCTAAGAATGATGGCGTATGCAGGTTGTACAACATTTGAAGCTGCTCTCGGCACCTTGTCTGTTGTGACCGGGCTGTGTGCCATAAAAGCTCGGTCTAAAAATTTAAAAATACCTACGTTTATTCGAGAAGATACAGGGGGAAAAAATGAGGGTGCGTACGTAGGTGAGCCTCAGCGTGGGTTTCAGGAACACATCATATCGTTTGATGCTAACAGTCTGTATCCTAACGTGATGATTACTCTGAATATATCACCGGAGACTAAGATCGGAAAGATAGAGGAGGTTACAGATGATAAGATTACAATCCATCATGTAAACGGTCAGTCATTCTCACTGACACCTAAGAATTTCAGTGCGTTCATAGATAAAGAACAGATAGCGATATCCAAAGCAAAGATTTTATTTTCTCAGAAGGCTAAAGGGATTGTCCCTGATATTGTAGATACGTTCTATCAGAAGCGAGTAGAAATGCAGCGCAAGTTGAAAGCGCTGAAAAAACGCGAGATGTCCTTGAAGCCAGATACTCAGGATTATTATGATAATAAAAAATTAATAGATTACTTAGACATTCGTCAGTTCACTATTAAGATTTTGATCAATTCTATTTACGGGTATTTCGGTAACAAGAGAGCCCCCCTAGGAGATGATGATATTGCTAGGTCTATCACCTTAACGGGCCAAGCAGTTATCAAGCATTCAAATGTTTTATTAACTGAATTCATCAAGAATAACTCGGCGCTGACAGATAAGGATTTGGAAAAGTATAGTCCTATCATTTATAACGACACGGATAGCTGCTATGTTTCTATCAAGAAAATTGTCGATCACACCGGTGTAAAGATGATTGATGCTGGTAATAATATTACGCCGGAGTACCATAAGATGGTCAAGGACCTCGAAGAGCATCTCAATGTAGGTATCAAGCAATGGGGAATTGACAATCTGTATTCTAAAGACTGCAGATTACTTTTCAAGCGAGAATTGATAGCTGACGCGGGTGTATTCCTGCAGAAGAAGCGGTATGTCGTCCGGATGTTAGATAAGGAAGGTATACCGTGTAGTAAATTTAAGTATGTTGGAGTTGAGGTGGTGAGAACCACAATGCCAGCACCCATCAAACCTCGTGTCAAAAATCTGATCGAGACGATGATCTTGACAAGGTCTCAAGCAGCGACAAATAAAATCCTCACTGAGACGTATCATACATTTAAATCTTTGCCCATTAATGATATTGCATTTGTGATGGGTATTAAGGGATATGAAAAATACGCATCCCAATGCAGCGAATTCAAAACAGCTAAGCACATGCCTATTCATGTGAAGGCTGGATATTTTTATAACAAGTTAATAGATCGATTTGATCTTGTTTCTAAGTATGAAAAAATTGGAACAGGTGATAAGATTAGATATTTCTACATCAAACAACCGAACAAATTAGGGTTGTCTGTTATCGGTTACAAATATAAGTTCCCGGTCGAACTAGAGAAAATACTAGAACCGGATCATGAAAAAATGTTTGAAAAGATTATCTTTTCTGTGATGGAGCGATTTTATGAATCGGTCGGCTGGAAAATTGCATCCCCTTCTATGGCTGCTGAGACTGACTTATTCGACTTGCTGGGAGTTTAGTTAAGGTTATAAGCTACCGGCTAGTGGTAGCTTTCTCAATTTAAGCAGCCGGTTGAACACCCTGTTGAACAGCCGGAGGAGCAACCGCGGAAGTAGTATCTGCAGCTACAGCTGGAGCAGCTACAGCTGGAGCAGCTTTTGCTGTGGCAGCATCTTTTATTTGAGTTATTATCGGGGTTAATAGGTCAGATACAGACTTTATATCTTTGGCGTCTGGTACATACGCACCCTTATCATCAATCAATTTTAATTTGATAATATCGGTGAGAAAATTCTTAGATGCAGATTGAATGATACTATTTATTCTCGCAGCGTCCGAGCCTACCATACCTTGTACAGTCGCTTGAGCGCCCGCCAAGTTTCCCGTCAAGGCTTGGCCGGTTGCTTTGAGACCTTGCCCGACGTTTTTAACGGTTTGCACCGCACCCGCCACTCTTGCGCCTACACGATCAAGTATACCTTCATTATAAATGCTTTCATAACTCTCAGTTATCCTACGTAGTTCCGCTCTATTGACGTTGCGCATGTAATTATTTAAGGTATTAGGTTGATTTTTTATATTGGAAGATTTAATATATTAGTATGAATTCACCAGTTATTGTAACGTTTATTGACCACATCGGGCGCACGATCTTCGGCGAGAAGATTTCGGAGACAGATACCCACCTCGAAGTAAAGAACCCTGCCATCATCCACGTGCAGCCGACCCAGAATGGGCAGCTTAACGTGCAGACAATTCCGCTTTTTTTCAAGGAGTTTGTAGGCGAGAAGAACCGCACAGAGGGTACTGTATGGAAGTATAACAAGGCTACCCTCGTTATTGGTATGAATATTGAGAATGATGCGCGATTGGTTTCTCAGTATCATACAGTATTCGCCGCTGCACCGGTTACAATTCCACCCACCGATCCTAAGGTCATTAAGCTTTTTGACGAGTAATATTTAGTCGAGTCGGTCCATATAAGGAAACACCCCAAGAGAATCTTGGGGTGTTTTTATTTGATTAATTTCATTATATTCATAATTTCATTGCATGGATAAAAATATTTTGAAGGTTTTAGAAGAGATAGATTCTATCAACCCTTACGCTACGTTCCTAGACAAGAGCACTCTGTCTAATGTGGATTCGTGGGTAGACACCGGTTCCATGCCATTGAATGCCATCATCAGTGGTTCATTGTATGGTGGAATTCCACGCAATAGAATTACCATGATAGGTGGTGAGTCTATGACAGGTAAAACCTATTTGGTTATTAAGACATTAGCCAATGCTCAGAAGCAAGGTTTGATCCCGGTTATATTTGACACAGAGAATGCAATTGATAAAGCGGGCGCCGAGGCATTGGGGTTAGATACGTCAGGTGTAAAGTATGTTCCTTGCTTCAGTATCGAGCAGACAAGAAACTCTATTTATAAGTTCCTAACAAAGGCCAAAGAAAGTGGCATTGAAAATAAGTTTATCGTGGCGATAGATTCTCTGGGTAATCTAGACAGCGAACTTAGCCTTAATCGAATGGAAAAGGAAAGCACCTCTATGGACATGGGTACGCGTGCTAGATCTATTAAGACCCTTCTCCGCACGTGCACTCAGTTGGCTGCTTATACAAAGACAACCTTCATCATGACAAATCATACGTATGACGATCCTAGTGCTATGTATGAATCTATAATCAAAACACAGCCAGGCGGTAAGGCAGTAGTGTTCTTGCCTAGCGTTACGGTTCAACTTGCACGTAAACCAGAAAAGGGTGATGACGGTAAGACAATGGATGCAACACTTACGGTGGGTCAGCGTAATTACCCTGGTGTAATTCTACGCGCATTAACGGTTAAGAATCGATTCATTCAGCAGTATCTTCAAACTGAGATGTATCTGAGCTTCAAGTCTGGACTAGATAAGTATTACGGTTTGCTTGACTTGGCTGTTGGGTTTGGGGTGATTATACAAAGTGGCCCTACATATAGCCTACCCAATGGTGAAAAATTAGGGTACTACTCTAAGTGGAGAAAAGATGACAATGTATGGAACGCCATACTGCCCCAACTAGAACTTAAGATAAAAGAAAATTGGGCATACGGTAACAAAAACGTCGTCGAGGAAATACCCGATGAAAGTGAACAATTACCCAATTTAATTAAAGAAAAAATTAGTGATAATGTTGGAGTTAACGGTTAATATAAAAGTATGAACAAACTCAAATTAGAAATGCGTATCGTAGCCGAAACAGATCAGAAGATGATTCTTCAGACTTCCGTTTCGGTTGAATCCCTCAGCAATCTTCGCCGAACAAGCGGAGAGGCTGCCGTTAATAAGGCAGTGTGGGAGATGTTTAACCGACTGATGGAAGAGCTTAATAAGCCTGTCGAATGAGCAAGTGCGTCCTTTGCTATTCAGGCGGAATGGACTCTACGGTGCTGCTATATCATGCGGCGCGTATTCATTCAGAGGTTCATGCTCTTTCATTTGTGTATGGTCAGCGCCACTTGAAAGAGCATGAATATGCCCAGAGAAACATTAGTAAATTCAGCAAAGGCGTACACCATAGAGTTATAGATGTATCATTCTTCAAGGACGTCGCATCTATTAGTGCGCTGACAAATAATGATATTGATGTAGCAAAGGCTAAGGACGTAATGGGAGACCCTCAGACGGTTAATTACGTGCCGTTTAGAAACCTGATGCTGCTCAGTATTGCTTGCGCTGCAGCCGAAACCGTTGGTGCTGATACCGTATATCATGGTGCAGCACAAGCTGACAGTGTTGCGGGATACTGGGATGGTAGTTCACAATTTATTGATGCTATCAATCAGGTAAATTTGTTAAACCGCCGGAATAAAATTAAGATTGACGCGCCTTTGCTGAAGCTAAGCAAAGAAGAAATAATTAAATACGGTGTAGAGCTTGGAGTATCGTTTGGTGATACTTGGACGTGTTATGAAGGCAAAGAGCAAGCGTGTGGAACGTGCACTGCTTGCTCTTTGCGTTTGAAGGGATTCATTGATGCTAAAATTCAAGATCCTACCCCATATGCTAAACACATCCCGTGGGATAAGCTTATGGGCGTCACTTCGGCGGCGGTATGAATATAACGCCAACCTCTTTTGTTTTTAACAGATCAACTATGTTGGCCGACATTGCCGGATCAAAATTTCTAGTTTTTAGAAGAGCTAGAAAGTTTACTTCAGTAATGCCTATAGGTGCTGGCGCTGCTGCTGCTAATCTGAGCTTAGCGACCCTAGCAGCTCGTCTGGCGATGTTTTCAGGGGTCATAGACGGTCCCTTCTTTCCACCAGGTACAGGTCCGGGTCCACCAGATACAGATACAGGTCCTGGTCCACCAGATACAGATGGCACAGATGTCCCACCTGAGCATTTACGAGTCCCGTAAACACAAGCATTCCTGTCCTGTATTATCGACATGAATAGGTTAGGTAGATCTTTAGCAACATCAGCACGGGTTAACGCTAAATTGGTCATCACAGGTGAATCGACTGTGAGTAGCGTTAGGTTCTTCTCTACCCAATTAATTAATTGGTCATTTGTTATGTTTTTAAAGGGAACGCCTGCTGACGTCATTGCCTGTGTGAACTTATTATATTCAGCGTTTGCATTGTCACCTGTTTTTCTAGAAGCGCTAGCTTCTTCTCGTTGTCTTTTAATAGGAGAGAGCCCCTTGAGATATTGACCTGCTGATTGCAAAACTCCCATCGGCGAAAATACACCTTCATTGTAAACTGCCGTACCTATTGCTCTTGTTTTTTCCGGCATAAACCTATTAGTTCTATTCCCACCCGAATCAAGCTTCAATTCGCGGTATGCCTTGCTCAATGCATCACCATAATCTTCATCTGGGCCATCTAATGCCGGCACCTCTGCATTAGCTTTCGCTTCCTCCACTTCCTCAATTACACCGACCTTAATCAATGAATTTATTAGCGCTCTGGATACAGAAGATGTAAATGTTTTCTTGAGTTCGGCGATTACCTCTGCGCCTGTAAATTCACCATCACCTAACCCGCCTCGCATCAATGCACCATAACCACTCTTGACATCGTCTTCTAAATTATCTGAAAACTTATCGCGGTTTAATGTATACTTGGATGTGTGACTGAAATATGTTTCTTTGGGAACTACTGGTTCTGGAGCTGGTGCTTCAGCTACGGCAGCTACGGCAGCTACGGCTTCAGGAGCTGCTACTACTAACGGAGCCGCTGGCGCCGCTACAGCGACTATGCCGGGTGCCTGACCTGCATCACCACCGGGAATTTGCACGACTTTGAGTATGCGATTTATAATCTGTCGAGCTGCGTGGTCTCTAGCGTGGACGTTTTTACCTTCGGGTCTTAACCCCAATACACGGACAATTTCATTACCTACCTGCACTTTAAAATCTTCAGGTGTACCCGCGAAGTAAAGGTTATACGTTTTGCCATTAATTATTTTATTCTCGCGTGAAAATACACGTTGCTTGATTGCATCTACAATCCGAGTAGTCAACACAACCAGGTCTTCACCGGTTTCAGTTGCCTTCGCGCCTATGGCATACCCGAGTGGCATTGTTCTGGGGCCCTCTCTAACACGACCAGGTCTGGCCATTTCAGCCGGGTCGAACGAGGGTTCGTCGCCATAAACAGGCGCTTCCGTTAACAATTTAGTATACACATCGGCAATTAGCTTAATGTCTTTCATATATGTCTTGAGATATTTACTATTTGTTGTAGAATATAACTATATGTGTGCAATATTTGGCGCAGCAGATATGGGATGCTTCCGAGTACTATATGCTGCTAACTTGAGCCGCGGTGATTTTGCGTTTAGTTGTTTATCGGAGGATGTAGATACATATTCTATTTTAAAGCAAAAGGACAAATATCAACACGATATAGCTGATATAGGGAAGACGTATTACGCCGGTCATCTCTT